GCCCGCGGCAAACCATCTGAGCGTGGAGAGGAACCGATAAACAGAGAAGGAATGCGAGTAAAAGTTTACGCATTACTTAGCCCCCCACAGCGCGCTACAGGCATTACTTGCGTTGGCCGTTTCAAAGTAGCATCCAAACGTGTCATTCGCACCTAGCTCCAAAGGAACGGAAGGATTGAAAGTCGATTGCACCGTATCAGGAACGTCAAAATCTACCGCATTGGCTTGACCAAGCCATGCAATCGTTCCAAGCGTGGCCTGGGCTGGCGCAGTGGAGGCAATGCCTTCAATGCAATAGTAGGAACCCAAAGAAGTGGAAACGCCGCTCGTCGTGCCTTTCGCCCAATCCGAAGGAGCGTAAAATACATGAACCTTATCGCCGGTGCTGCTGTAGTTCGCAGGGATATGAAGCGTTGTGAGCGTCGCCATGCTTGAACCGTTATAATATTTATAGGCATAGACAGCGCCGCCGCCGTCAGCCTGACTTACCGTGAATCCGATGATGTTGAATTGCCTCGTCGCGCAAGCAAGCCAACCATCATTGTTAGTAGTCGTATAAAGTGACATGTCTCCGGCGCCGACATCTTGTGCATCGGTCGTGTCGTCCGTGGCATCAGGAGTTGAGGCCGCCGTAATCGTCGCCCATTTCCATCCGGCGTCAGCCATCTTGGTGACATAGGCGATATCTTCATTGCCACCGCTTCCGTTGACGGCCATCGCGTTAAAAATATAAAGTTTATGCTGCGCGGCCCAGGATGGAATGGTAACGAGGGGTGTTTTGAATACTTCGTTGAAGCCGCCTATCGCAGTCCCAAATGCAGACAGTGGAACCGATTGCCCAAAAGCCATCGGAGAAACCAAAAGCATCAAAGCAAAAAGTAATTTCTTCATGAATCCCTCCTTTATGGAATCTGCCATATTTCTACTTCTGTGTAAACCTCTACGACACCAAAGTTCTTTGCTATTCCAAATCCCACCGTTGCATCGGTAAGCTGACATCGATGTTGAAGTTCAAAGGTTTTCTGAGAAGCAATCGTAAACTGTCCATGAACAAAGGAGCGCTGCATTGTGTCCGTATTGGATGCGGCTTCCGTTCCAATGATGGTATCCGCCGCATCAGTAATATTATAAAGTTTTGCCTTGTGTTCCTGAACAGTGCGCGCGGGGGCGGAAGCCATAATATAATATTTTCCTGCTGGAAGTGTAAGCTGATTCGCGGCCAAAGAAGCCCCGCTGATCGTATTCGTCACTTCCGTGTTAATCGTTCGAGTTCTCCACGCGCCGCTTGTAAACGTTCCACCGTCCGTTCCGGCTGCTTTTTCATCACGCCAATGGCCATAAGGCTGAACCGCAAGCTTATCCACAGTTACGGAATCGTCATCAAGTTTTGATGTTTCAACGGCGCTGTCGGCCAATTGCTGCGCCGTAATCGTTGAGTCCTGGATTTTACCGGCGGTCACGGCCTGATCATCGAGCTTTGGAGTCGTGACATTGGCATCCAAAATCTTAGCGGTGGTTACGGCATCGTCCTTGATTTTTGCGGTTTCAACGGCATCCGTAGCAAGCCCTGCCGCCGAAGCCTGGCCCCATCCAGGATCGATACCATCTGAAACAATCACCTGCCCAGATGAACCAACTGAAAAAGCCGACTGATCTCCGCTCGCGTTTCCTCGAATCATTTCTCCGCGATTGCTTACTGGATTGACATAGATTCCGGCTTCTTCAAGCGCCACCCAATCGAGAGTTTCCGTTCCAGCGTTCCATCTCGGATATTGCCCATCTTCCGGTTCAGTTGTTTCAACGTCTGAAAGCGACGTGGATTTAGGAAGTTTTATCGCACGCTTCAAATTTTCATTGATTTGCTGGCAAATCTTGGTCAGCTTATCAAGAACAGCTTCATGGGAAGCCGCAGGAAATTTATCGGCAGTCGTATAATCCGCTTCCTGCGTGATCGGAACATTGCGTAAAATCGTAATGACGTAACCAGAGTCATAAGTCAAAACGGTGTCGATGCTTCCACCGTCCGGATCTCCGGCCCCATTCACCGTGTAGTCCGTATTCAAATCAAGCGTGGTTTCAACTTGGGTATCAAGATTGAAAAGAAGGACCAACAGTTCATCGTCTGACGCAAATGGAAATCCAACGATAAAATTCGTCGTGCTTCCGTTGGTGCTGTACTGATTTTTCGCGGTGGACGATTCAATCGTCATAGTGTTCCTCTACCATTTCCACCTTATGGAGGCAATTACTTAAAATAGTTATCACCGCTGGAATCCTCCTGGCTTCTGGCCATGTCGATGATTTGTCGATATCTGAAAAGATTCTGATAGGGCACCATGCGCCATAGTGCCGATTCCTGTTGCCTGGTCATTTTTCTTCCGGCCATTGCCGCATAAACACCGCCTGAAGCCGTCAGAACATTAAGACCATGACTTACATAAATTCCACCAACATCCTCGAATACCTTGTTTTTATTATATGAAGTCGGAGTCTGATAATATTTCGCAACATCAAAGCTTGTTTGATTTATGTCACCAAGATAGGACAAGATATCGGAACGTTCCGCGATGCGTTGCGCCAAGAAAGCCGGAGTTACAGAATGCTGTCCGTCTTTTGGCTGACCAATATTCGTTAGCACGCCTTTTGCGCCCTCACCAATGGCTGCTGCGGCTAAAATAACGACCATGCTTGCATAGGCCCTTTGATCTCCTTCAGCAAGCTTTTGAGACAACGGAACAAGATAGTTGTTCATGCCTGCTATTCCAAATGTTCTAAGCTTCAACCACGTGCTTCCAATCCTGGTTTTCGCAAAGAACGGTAGGTCACCTGCCGCCGGACGTTGAATCTGCGTGTCTGCCGCTTTTCGGATTGCGGAAAGAAACGTTCTTTTAAGATCCTTGTTTTCCCATGAACCTGCATTCGCCATTTTTATTCCATTTTCCGTAATGCCATTCATGCGGATTTGTTCCCCGATTCCTTTTAAAGACTGAATATTGATTCCAAGAAATGCCATTTCCTCAAGTTGTGTTTTCGTGAGGCGGCCTCCTGAAAATGCCTTTTCAGCCGCACTGACGATGTTCGTTTGCGTGTTCGTTCCAACAACCTGACGCCAGAATTTATCCCACATGCGAACGCCGTTGATAGTGTACATAAAATCCGCACCGCGCGATGTGATGGCCTCAACCGTGGAAAGCAAGCCATCCTCCTTTAACGTTTGAGTAAGCGCTTTGAAATCCCGCCTTGAAATGGCTTGAGCAAAATCATTTCCCATATCGAAGCGGCTGGCAGACATAAACCTTGCTAGAGCATGCTCCGTCGCGGAAAACACGCCAGCAAGTTCATTGGCGTCTTTTATCGCCGATAGTTCTTTCGTTACCATTCCGGAATGTGCCCCAAAAAAAGCCCCAAATCCATCATATAAAACAGGGCGTCCGAGATCCTGAAATGCAGACAATCCGAAGGTTCCACCGTAGGCCATCGTGATAAGATTTCCGGCAATGCGCTGGGCCTTAATCGCCGTTCCGGATGGATCAACCGGCAATTGATACGTGCCTCGAATAATGTTTCTCATACCGTCCAGATCACTAAGAACGGATTTCATTTCCTTACGAAGCTCAGTGCCTTTTGAGGTGCCATATCCAACTTTAACAATTTTGGCGTCATACTCCTTGATAATAGCCTCGAAGGCTTTTCTCATATCGACAGTTCCAAAATTTCTTGCAATCTCAATGTCAGGGCCAACGCTCCTGAAATAACTCAACGTAACAATTTTTGCGTTCTTGATAAGATAATCGGATAAGGTTTCAAACGGAACATCGCTTAAGGCCCTGGCTTTTGTAAATCCACGCCCTGGTTTTCTTGATGTTTTTTCAAGCGCTTCTTTGGCGGCTAAAGCATCCCGTTGAATTTTTTCAAACGAATCCAAGATGCTACTGTCGTCCACATTGCCTTCCAAAATCTTATTGATAAAAGCCTCGAACTGTAGACTTGTCGTGTCGTAATGAACTCGTCCGGATGGTGTTGAAACGATATTTTCAATGGCCTTTCCAGCAGCGTTGTTCGCTTCTTGTGGAGTCATCTTTCCGTGCGACATGAAATCCGAAGCAAGGCGTTTGGCAAATGTATCGTCATTGCCGGTAAGACGACCAGAAGCCAGGCCATCCATTTCGCGCCGAATTTTATCCGTATCGTAAAGACGTGGAAAATAGGTTTTGTTTTCTTCCAATCCAGCGGTATCAGGCAAAAGCTTCAATGCTATCATATCGTTTTTGGCTTCATCGAATGGCGCGCGAAGCGCTTTTGCGGCTTCAGTGACTTGTTTGGAATAGTTCACGTCGACATCGTGGAAATTATCTCCGGTATGGAGTGCCACGCCAACATCATTCCAAAAGCTTGCTTCATCACGAACCGATTTTCCTGCTGCTTCTCCGGCCACTTTAAGATAGGCATCGTAAAACTCCGAGGCTTTTTGAAGGCCAACACTTCCTTTTTCAAGCCAAAGCGTTGATGCTGTTTGAGCATCTGGGCCAAAGCTTTCTCCTGATTTGAATTTCTCGAAATAAAAACTGAGCCTCGTAAGTTTTTGAAGCGCGATTTTGGCTTCGTCCGAACTGCTCATGGCCACGCGAAACGATGGGGATATTTGTCCCATACGAAGTCCCTTTAAGAAAAAGTTGGTTACAGGATCGAGCTTTTTCATTTTCTCACCAAGCAAGGAAGCGGCCTGGCTGCCTGGTTTCACGGATTGAAGTTCATTGAAAAGCTGTTTTGATGTTTCAATTTGGGCATCGGAAAGCCCAACTGAATTTTGAACGAACGGATCCGGACCTTCAGTCGGAACAATCAAATCAGATTCCACTTTTGGAGCCATCTTATCGATAAAATCCTGTCCTGGATTTTTTGGAGAAAGCTTCAAATCCTCAACAAGACGGTCAATTTTTCCGACTTTTCTTAATGCCAAGGCGGCCCCACCAACACCGAACAAACCACCAAGAAACATGGCGCCGCCGATATTAGTGGCGGTTTCTCCAAGCGTTCGTGTGTCATTCAAAATTCCTAAAGGAACCTGCTGAAGCGTTCCGGCAACAAGACCGACACCGGCCCCACGCGCCGCACCATTCATAAGCACCTTCGCTGCGATACGCTCGGTGCCGCCTGCTAAAAGGCTTGCTCCACGAAAAACCCTAAATCCTGCTCCACCTATAGGAACGAAATTGATAGGATCTAAGGCCCCCGCCGCAAACATGGCAAGCCAACCTCCGACGCCGGCGTTTTGCAGAGTATCGAGATCCTTTATTTCAGTATTGATTCTTTGAATTTTAGTTTCAAAATCTTGGCTGTTTGAAACATTTTTGAATTTGTCTACATAACCACCAAGGCCGAGATCGTTCAAACGTTTCAAACGATCCTCCGAATATGGATTAAATCCAAATTCAAGCGTTCCAGTAGGAAGATAGTTAAGATATTGAATGGCCGCTCCAACCGTATTTTCACGCCTGAATGCGGCACCAAGAACGCCTTGAACTTCCTGATTCTTCGGCTCCGGCTGTTGATTTTGAATCGTAGGCTGCGGAATCGACGGTTCAGGAATCGCTCCGCCTTGAAATTGTTCCAACGTTCCGAGCGGACTCATAAGGGCGGCTGCCTTTTCAAAATAAACTTCCAAGCCGAATCTTGTTTCTGTTGTTCCTTGTTGAGATAATCCTGGCTTGGCTGCCATCTGATTTGTTGACTATTCGCATCAAGAAGCGGAGCCACATACCCGTCCTTCGTGAGATAAAATACGGGCCATGTCTTGGAATGCGGCGTTTCAACATCAGCATCAAAGAAAATGTTTGTAGAAAGAACGCCAAGCGATTTTGCGGTGTCCGCTATGTCGGCTTCAAAATTATCGCCAAGCGCGCCGGCCACGTCGATTTCAGGGCGATGAAAGTCAGGAAACGTATCGGGAGCATACTGCATCCACCGAGGATTTCTACCAGGAGAACCGATTGAAGAATTGGACCATCTTGCCATTACATCTTTCATTGCGAAATCAATGGAAGGACTTGCAAGCCCGCCGGTGCGGTAGTTGTTCTGCGCCTCGAAAAGAAACTGGTTCAGCATGCCTTGCGGAATGTTTTTTTCAGCAATTTTAAGCGATGTGACGTTTGTCTTTTTATCGAATCCAAGCCCAAGGTTGTTGGCAAAAATCTTCATGGAAGTCTTGACGAACTCGTCGCCATGCGCCATGCGATCGCGTTCCTGGACGATCTCCTTGTTCTGAGGAGAAAACTGAGCAATAATGTTTTGAGGCGAAATTCCGGTCTGATTGGCATAATCTACATACTCGGCAAAACGAAGCGCGTTCTTACCCTCATCGCCTGCGAAAGCATCCTGAACGCCTATCGGAGATAATCGCTTCAATTCTGTAAGCGAATCAGCAGCGGAAATCTTGTCAGCATCTGTCCCACCAATGATTTTGCCGATAATATCGTTCTTTATCTGCGACGGAATAATGGACGTGTTTTCAACAAGCTTTTGAAATGCAGTGGCCTTATCTTCTTGATTTAACGGGAGAATTCTTTGAGTGTAATATAAATCCACCATGGCTTGGTCCCTGACTGACTTGGTCTGGTCGCCTATTTGAAAATCCGCCCTGCCATCCGGCGACATGGTGATGCCTGATTGCGCGCCGAAATCAATACGTTTCTGCACTCTATCAAGCTGTACCTGCTCAAATAACGCCTTGTTTTGTTGCTCTAATTCTTTTTTTGCAAGAGATTCACGTTCATTCCCACGACGACGCAGCTCAGCCTCAATCTCGCGTTTATAGACGGGTCTACTTTTAATATCAACACCAGGCAAAAACTGTGGATTATCCAAGTCTTTTCTTAGTGCAATCAATGATTTGTCTGGCGTTTTGGCGTTAATAAGGGTGTTGACAAATCCTTCCTGAGCACCATTAACAAGAAGTTGGCTGTTTTTCGCGGCTTCTTCCTGGCTTAAAACACCGGATTCAACCCCAGCATCAAGAAATGATCCGAATCTATCCTCAATCCCCTGTATAAGCGTCGCATTGCCGTCTGCAAGGGCCTGAACGTATTGACCCTGCATAACCGGCAACGCCTCCTCCAATTGCGCCCTATAGGCATCCACCCGCCTCCTGTTGGCATCTTTTTCGACGTGGGCGGCATATGAAAGCGCAGATTGCCTGAAATCGTTCATGACCGACATTTTGACCTGTTCGTCGTTCACGCGATCATTTAGGTCTTTTTGGATAAGCGCCGCGCCTTTTTGAAAAAACCCAGCGGATTGAGATGGATCCATCTTTGCGGCATCCTGCATCAAACCCCCGAACTTGGCGTCCATTTCGGTATTGAGACTGTAAACTTCACGTTGGCGATCAAGAATATCCTTACGATGTTTCATTTCAACGGCCAGATCCATAATCTGACCACCGAGTCTTGCGATATCACCGCCAGGAGAAAAAGCCGCTATGCGCTCAGGCGATTGTCCAGGAGCAGGAGCTGTTGCCTCAGCAGCAACAGAAGACTGAAAAGTAGGGATATTAGGCATTTTCTGGTATCCATCCCGCTCCTGACGAAGTCGGTGGCGTCGTGGGCGACATACTTCCAGAGGCGAAGTTAATCCCAGCCCCCAAAATGCTCGTCATGGAATCCGAGAATGCGCTTTGCTGGAATCCTTTTGCCTCGCCCAAAGCATTCAGCGCGGATTGTCTGTAATAAGCAGCCTTATTGAATCCCTCGATTTGCGTTTGCGCGACATCCTGGTTTTTAATCGAAGTAAGTTCGTTCAGCACATCGAATGAAGTCCCGCCGGCGGCGACGCCTGACGCCAAAAATCCAGTACGTGCGGCGGAAATTCCTTTCTGCCTTGCCGTTTCAAGGCGCTGCGCGTTCAATTTTGCGGCTTCGATTTCACTTTGCGCCTGGGCGTTATAAATGGCTGCGTTTTGTCTTGCGATTCTTGCCGCGCGGGCGCCTCGCATGAGACCACCGACAAGATTAAGGCCCGCCCCAGCCGCGAAAAGAGCTACAGGCAACATGATTGATTCCTATCTTTCACTGGTGAGCGCCTCCATTTCAAGCGCGAGAATCGTCATCGGCAATGGATCATCTTGTCGTACGACTACTTCTACAGCTTTATCCCATGGCCCAGCAAAAGGCAACGATACAAGCCCAGTAAAAAGCGCCGGAGGGCTATCCATGACGTCATCCATGCTTCGATAACTGATGATTTCCTGCGTTGCAGTATCAGGCCCGAACGTACCTCCAAGCGTTTCAAAGAAGCGAAGCGCAAGACCGTACACTGTTTTTGTCTTTCCAAGCACGTCCCCAATCCGTTTTGGATACATAGGAAGCGTCTCTAAAATGGAAGAGTACCCGAGGCCGACATGCACGACGGAGTACTCGGCATCGAGCGTGATTTCTCCACCAGATACCGTGCGATCAGGATGCGTCGCCCCATCCGTCAAGACTTTAACGATTTCACCCTCAAGATGATCTAAGCCTGAAATGGTGTCCGTTGGCACACCGTCATACGTGATTCCACAATCCACATAATAGGCATCTTCTTGATCCGTAACAATCCCGTCATCGTCATGTGTTGCGCGGTAAGGCTGCTCAAGAATCTCAACATAGCGTTTTGTCTGGCCGTTAATCGTTCTCTTAACGAGAAGATAAACATCCTCGCTTTGGGTTTCAGGAATCACGGCAATGGATTCGACAACGGCGGCTCCTGCCGCACTCGCTGCGATTTCTTGGACGTGCCAGCCGAATACCTTGTTTTGCGTATCATAAGTAAATCCAATCAGCTTACCGTCGTTTCTTACCATCCAAATCACGGGAAACGGCTGCTTCTGAAAATCCATGTCGATAATGCCGCCACGGCAAAGATGCTCTGAAAGGTCCGATAAAACCTCGCCGTCAAAGCTGTCTTGCTGGACGTTGTAAACAAATTGCCTGAGCTTCAAATCGGAATTATCCAGAAAGACGATGTTTTTTCCTGCGACAAGGGCAGGGATCCTGCTGTTATCTGATGAACCCCATGAAGATTCAGGACTGATTTTGACATTCGTCGGCGCTAAAATCTGAATATCAAGACCGCGATTCAGCGTAAATTCTTTCCCGAAGCCTCCGATACCGAGACAGCGCACGGCTTCCTGCATCCATTCGATGACGTTAATCGTCGAGGACGCAATCGTAAAACGCATACCCGAATCATCGTCTATCTCTCCATCCACAAGCGACGGCGCAAAATTAGTAAAATCTCCTGATTTCGATGCATCAATGGTGTTTGGATAAGACAAAGTCCCGCCGAAAAGCGCTCGCTGCTGATAAAAAGACATGAGCACTGGCCAGCCGTCTGTGTCGGACCAGGCCCCAAGTCGCCAGTTTTGAGAAGGCGCAGCCACGCCTGCTCTGGCAAAATCAGATTTCACATCGGCATCGACGTGCGTGGAATCCGTGACGGCCGTGATGACGGCCCACCCCCAAAATGTATCTGAGGCCGGATTCGTCAATCGAATCAGGCGACCAACATCCGTCGAAACAAAGCCAATGCCGCCGTTGATTCCGTCGATCGCGCTTGCCGTAATCGTAATACTTCCTGTCTTGGCACTCGGCGTAAGCGTCGTGGTAATCGTTGGATCCACGCTGCCTGGCGCATCAAGATATGGCCCGTCGCGCATGTCCATATCGGCTATCGTCCACGTCACATCATCCGAGCGCGTGATTATCTGAGGTCGCACCTGTCCCTGCTTGTGCGTGATGAAAAGCGTATTGGCGATTTGAACATAACGGAGATCATCAAGCGTGGCCGTTGTAAAAGGCGTGACGACTTCTACTGGCCCCATGTCCGTAATCTGCGTTCTGTTTGCATAGACGCGAAAATACAGATTCCCGAACTCCAAAATATAAGCCTCAACGTTGGAATAGACGAATTTGATGTAACGCGCCTGTTCCGAATCTTTAATCTCAGCGATAAACCTGCTTCCTGGCCTGCGAACAACGCCACCGTGCTGAATCGAGATCATGTTTTGAAGCGTTTTAAGTCCCTTATTGTAAACGTCGGATTCGATGCGCCCATGCAAAAGCGGGGAAATTTCCCCAGCGGAAAAATCGGTTACGATAACGGGAATGTCGGCCATTAGAAAACGAAGTCCCTTGTGAAATCGAGATCGTCATCGACTCCACCGACGTGTGCGTCCAGGAAGTGATCGGCCTCTACTGTTTGAATCGATGTTTCAATGGAATCGTAATATCTTGCCTCTGAAATCGCCGTTTGATAAAGCACCATGGCGTCGGAAACGACGGCGCGGCTACCCGTAAGGCGAAAACCCGTTGTTACGGCGAGACGCATGGCAAGCGCATGACGGCACATGCTGTCCAAATCATTCATATCATCCGTTTTCCGGATGTACTTGAATTTAAGCGGGCTGCTTTCATTGGTTAGAATCTTCCCGTTTTCCACGACATACTGAGCGTTTTTGTTTTCAAGTGAAACGACAAGAAGAAAATCCGTAGGAAGCGTGAATTGACGTGTAAATTCATACACAGGCGCATCAACATCAGCGGCCGCACTGTACCGCTTCGTTACGCAGTTCCAGAAATGAAGCCGTAAAAGCTGCTCCTTGATTGGATCGAAAATCGCCTTCATAGTGCGGGCCGGTTTGGTGGCGTCATCAAGAGTCAAAATAGGATCGACGCCGAGTTGGATCAGAGCTTGATTTGCAATTTGAACCTTTGAGCTTGCCACAAGCCCTCCTGTTTTTAGTATCGAGGGATTGCGGGCCTCATAAACCCGCAACCCCTCTTATCATCGGCTTTGTCGGATCCGCCGGTTAGGGCAGGTAATCGACGTAGCCGCTGAGCACTGCGCCGGCAAGCCAGTCTTCAGTAAGAACTTTCGCCGTCAAAACAATCGCGGCTGAAAGCTCTTGCCCGAAAAAGAGCGCTGCGGTGTTTGCGAATGCTCTTGATCCTGCGGCGTCAACAGAAGTCGTGCCGAGATACT